ATTTCGCCATTCATAGACCTAGTTCTTTAATAGTTTTTTCTGCTAATTCAAGTGCATTCATTTCTGATTTGAAATGTTCTTCACTTATTTCATTATTAAAAAAAGCATCAACAATAATTGCTTTGTTATCTGCTTTTTCTTTGAGCTGTTTTTGAATTAGGTTTTCTAATTCTCTTTTCATTGCTGACATAATTCAGGTTTGTTTAGTTTAGTTGATATGGGTAAGGTTTATATAATTAACCTGCTAATGATGGATTCCTCTCGGCAGCACTTAATGACGGTTCATTTTTAGGATCATTATCTGTTAAATACTCTGTGAACTTTTCAATAAATTCATCAGAATCAACTATTAATTCAGGATGATCATCAGCAAAAGATTCTCTTTCACTTTCTAACCATTGTTCATGACCGTGGTGTGACATAATAAAAAGCCTCAATTGGTTTAGGTTTGTTGGTGCTAGGACTTATTGACGTTGCCCAACTTTTTACTGTCGGACTGTCCAATGGACAGTCAATTAATAAGTGCTTATATCATTTAAAATTTTACTAAATAACTTTTTATGTTCTAATCTTTTTCCTATATCATCTATGCTTTCAATATCTTCTAAATCATTCTTTAATGATCTAGAAAGCATGCTAGACAACTCTTTTTTATTTTCTGATACTTCTAAACAACTAAAATGATCCGGTTCTTTAAAGGTCTTATAATACCTATCAGCAGTTCTATAAGATACGTCAAAAGTCTTTTTTAATTTCTCTTTTATCTCTAAAGGAGTCAACTCCTTATGATCCTTAATTAAAGATATAATTTCATCTTTAATTGAATTTAGTTTTTGTGAATGATTCATTTTTAATGCTCCTTAAATATCACTACTTCTTTCCTATTATGTTCTAAGCACTTTCTACAAGTAGAACAACTTTCATTGTCCATGTATTGTGCTTTACATGGGAAAATATCTATAGTCCCATATTTATTAACCATAGTAGGTTTATTACCTTTTTTAATGGCATCTACTGCTAAATTAAAAACCTTACTATTAGTCATTACTACGTCAAACTTATCTACAAAATATTTACTAGCTTGCAATGGTTTCTCAGTACTTAAATTAATTACAAAATTATCAGTACTAAATAATTTTACACATTCTAAGTTATGTTTTTGGTTCTTACTATCGCAATGTAAGTGAGTATATGTATAGGTTTTAATATTATTCTTTCTTGTAGCGTGATATATCTTTGTTAATGCATCAATGGATATCTTTCTTTCATTATTATTAAATTTATAACTTACGCAAGGTAAATCACCGGTAACATTTAATCTAAGCGTAGTATTTGGCCTTAATCTTTCAATATCATTTATAAATCTTGCCAGGTCGTAATCTATTTCACTATTAAATAATCGTTTCTCATGTAATGCTGTAAAGCTTTTTTTTCCATAACATTTTTTCCATAGTGGGCAAGCATCACTACAACTTTCAAAAGTTGTATAACTACTTGAAAAATAAGGATCAAATTTTAAATTAGTTAATTTACGGTTGCTAGTCCCTTCAATTAGTTTTGTTTTGTACATTGTGTTTTTGTTTGTTTTTGTTTTTGAGTCCCTGATCTAAAAAAGAACAAGTTCTTTTATATGCTGTTTTAGGATCTTCAATAATAAATTCATCAACTTCGCCATTAAAGTTGATGATTGTCATTTTTGGTTTATTCATCCTTCTAACCCTTCTAACATTCCTAATTCTTGATAGTCCCTTAAATCAGTTACTAACCCGTCAAAATCCTCATTAGGCCCTAAAATATCGCTTAATAAATCTACGGCATTACTAGGATAATCCTCTTTTAAACTGTTCAAATAATCGGTTCTATTCTTAAAACCGTTATTTAAGTAAGGGTTTGTTTTTTCCATAATAAAAAAATTTGGTTTAATTTTGTTTCTAGAATAGATTTAATTTAAATCTATTCCAGTTCTTTCTACTTCTTTCAAATATTTATCATAATTAAAATCATAGAGTCTTTCCATCCTTTCATATTCTTCTATAAATTCTTCTACTACTTCTTTATTGCTTATTTTTCCTTCCCCTTCAATAATAAAATTTTTATCTAAAATAATTTTTAAACTTTCTAAAATTAAACCTAACTCACAAAAAGAATTATTTTCAATTAATTTTTTGAAAGTATTTAAAGGATTTGTAGAGTTTCCATTTTTTGAAAGCTCAATTAATTTAATTAAGCTTTCAAATTTTCCCTCTTTAATTAGTGGTTTTAAATTCATTAGAAATAGTCCCTATCTAATGAATCTTTCAATTCTTCAATTTGTGATTGTGGCAAGAAACTAATAAAAGATTTTAAAATATCCTCTTTAGTCATGTTTCTTGTGTAGTTTTCTAATTGATCGAAAACTGAATCTTTTAATTCTGTAGGTGTCATTTTTTAAAAAAAATAATTTGAATAAAAAAAAGATAGAGAATAATTAATTCTCTATCTAATTAATCCTATTTTCTAGGGTGATTTACTAGTTCAAAACTTAACTCAGAATAAACGCTTTGAGCATCTTTCCAAATTGAGCGAGTAACTTTTTTTGT